TAGTTCTATTTGTTTCTGCTAAAACTTTTTCTGCCTGATTCCTAGTCTGTACCTGTTTTGCTAATTCTTCTTTCCATTCAAGAATCTGTTTTTCAATAATATTTTTCATAAATTAAACAATAGTAAGAGTTTCTCCTGCTCCTACAGTAACAGTAACACCGCTATCTATAGTAATAGGACCAGCAGACATAGCATTTTTGCCATTAGTAATAGTATAGTTAGTCGTTACATTTTGACCATTTTCATAAAATATTTCATCCGATCCACCGCCTGTAGCACCAGCCGATATTCCTGTAAGGTTTGATCCATCAACTGCTGGTAAGGTAGAAGGAAACCTTGCATCAGGTATTGTTCCAGATGATAAGTTACTTGCATTTAAAGAAGATCCTGTAATATATCCAGCACCATTTGTTATCGCATTATTATTTAAAGAGATGTTTGCAGATCCATCGAATGAAACACCTGCAATAGTCCTAGCTGTTTCTAAAGCTGTAGCTGTGGCAGCGTTCCCAGAAGTATCTTGATTTCCAGAACTGTTGACACCAGGTAAATCTATATTGGCAGAACCATTAAAACTAACACCTCCAATATTTCTTGCTGTAGCTAAAGTAGCTGCCGTACTAGCTGCAATGCCAAGAGCATCTATATCTGATTTAGACTGATCGGCAGTTGCTCCACTCTCTATTCCATCAAGTTTTGTACCATCAGTGGCTATATCTCTGCCATCAACTGTTCCTGTGACTGCAATGTTTCCTGTAACTGTAGCTCCACCCTCCGCTTCAAGTTCTGTACCATTGATTAATTTAAAGGCTGTACTTGTGAATCTTGCTGTAATTACATTTGAACCAGCTTTTCTATGTGCAACTTCAATAATTCCATCTTCTGTACCAGAACTGGCATCACTAATTTTTCCTGTAATCTTTGCATAAACTTCTTTACTGCCATCATCACTCTCGCCAGTAAATTTAAGTTGACCTAAATAATCTCCATCTGCTGGAGATGAGCTATTCCTATAAAGCTCAAGTTCTGGAGCAGCAGAGCTACCACCATCAGTTGAAGTAATTGTTAAGTCACTAGTTACAGAATTAGTTATATACCCTGCTCCATTTGTGATTGCATTATTGTTCAATGAAATATTTGACGTTCCATCAAAACTAACTCCTGCAATAGTTCTGGCGTTAGCTAAAGCAGTTGCAGTTGCAGCATTTCCTGTACAAGATGCAGATGAACCTGTTGTATCTTGATTTAAAGTAGCAACTCTAGCTGCTGCAATAGTTCCAGAAGCAATATTACTACCATTTAAGTTAGTAAGTGCAGATCCGTTGAGTGCTGGCAAGGTAGATGGAAATCTAGCATCAGGAATAGTACCTTCTCCAAGATCATTTGCATCAAGAGAGGCATATTCCGCTTGACCTATCGCAGTTGAACCCGAACCAGAAATACTTTTTATTTTTAAATATTTATCAGCAGCAATTTGATTATCTGGAAAAATTAATGTATAAGACTGCCCTGCACTGTGAGCAGGTGAAGCTAACTTTATTCCATGACTTTGTGCAGAGCAATTTAGTTGTAACTTACCATCATTACCTCCAGCACCTCTTACTTCAACAACTCCAGTGCCATTCGGTTCAATTTTTACATTGCCATTACTTGTAGCTGTAGTGATTTTATTGGATTGAACATCTAAGTTTCCTCCAAGTTGAGGTGAACTGTCACTAACTATATCTGCTAAATACCCTGCACCATTAGTAATAGCATTATTATTGAGTGATATGTTTGCTGATCCGTCAAAACTTACCCCTGCTATCGTTCTTGCAGTCGTGAGAGTGTCAGCCGATCCAGCTACAATACCAACAGCAGAACCTCCATCATTTCTACTGAATAACTTGCAATTACTGGTACGTATCGCTAATTCACCTACAGAAAGGTCACTAGCTGATGGATCGCTACCACTTGCTCTTTTTAATTTAATTGTGTTTGCCATTGGTAAGCCCTCCTAAGTTTTAGTAGCTACCACCATCTATATTGAAGCTGGAGGCACTTTCATCTTGTAAAAACGTAACCACATCAGATAATGCGACCTGTTTCATTGTTCCATTATCATTTAAAACTACTCTGTCTGCTGCTGCCAGTGTAGTCGATGTAGCCGAAGTTCCACCATCTAATAAATTTAATTCACTGGTAGTTACGGTAGCTCCGTCAAGTATGGCTACTTCAGTTGCAGTCAATAAAGCTAAAGCTGTTGCCGCTCCAGTTTGACAACTAGATAATGCAGTTAAATCTGCATCTAAAGCTTGTTTTGCATCTAATTGAGTTTGAATTGCAGAAGTAACACCATCTACATAATTCAATTCTGTAGTACTTAAAGTCGCTCCATCTAATATCTGTATCTCAGCTTCAGTTAGGGCAGCTAAAGCAGCAGAACCACCTGATTGACAACCAGATAAGTTATCAAGATCAGCATCATAAGCTTGAACCTGACTTCCAATAGCTACACCAAGAGAAGCTCTTGCAGTAGCACCAGATTCGAGAACAAAGTTAGAACCGTTACCAACAATAAAGTTGCTATCAGTTGGAGTTAAACCTGCAATATCAGATAACTGTGCATCAAAAGCCTGTACATTCGTTCCAATAACAAGACCTAAAGCTGTCCGTGCAGCAGAGGCACTTGTAGCTCCTGTCCCTCCATCAGAAATAGCTAAAGTTCCAGTAATAGAACTAGCAGCAAGATCAACCGCTATCTCAGCAGATTCAATAACGAGCCCACCATTAGCTTTTAAATCTACGCTCATTACTGAACCAGCCTTATCTAATCCATCACCTGCTGAGACTCCAGATCCACTGCCAGAAAACTGTGCAAAAACTATATTATTCGTACCTACAACATCTGATCCCTTGTTTGAGGTTACTACAAACCCTGAGTCAGCATTAGCAGTTCCCTGTTCTACAAACGCAAACGCACCAGCCACCGTAGCTCCATTTGCAAAATCATCTGCCCTTGTAGGAGCACCAGAAGCATTGACTGTGTAAATACCATTTTCGGTCTGAGTACTCTGATCTTTAAGTAATATTCGATCATTGGTTGCCAAAGTTATACCATCTACTGTCTGACCATTAGCAAAGGCAGAGGATAATGTTCCATTTGCGGTGCTCGCTACTTTTACGGAATCTTTAACATCTAATCCTTGACTAACATTGTCCACATATTGCTTACTTGCAGCATCACCAGAACTTGTAGGTGTAGCCAAGTTTGTAATCTTCTGACTGTTTGCACTAACAGCAGCCGTAGGTGCTGCCATCTGATCTAATCTATTTGCTTGAACACCAGTATCGAAATCAGAAATTTTTGTATGAGCTAAAGAGGGAATATCATCCGATGCTAAAGCTCTGAATGTAGGCGCAGCAGCACTTCCACTGGACGGTCCAGCTAATACAATATTTGCGTTTCTAGTTGTTGCCTTATCAAAAAATGCTCCCTTACCACCTATAGCTTCAATAGACGTAGCAGATCCTCCTGCTCCTCCTGTCCCTTTACCAATGACTAGTACTTCATCACCTTCTCTAAATGCTATCTCTGCATTTTCTAATGAGGTTGGGTTTGACGATCCAGTAGATCGTTTTATTCTAATTGTATTAGCCATCAGAAATTACCTCCATCGACAAGTGTTAATTTAGTTGTTGTGTTGTCTGCTTTAAATGTATCAGAAGCAGCGTGATAATACAGCACAGCATTATCAACTTTTCCCGAAACATCAAAAGCAAGACCAGAAATAGATCCTGCTGGACCTTGTGGGCCTTGCGTTGTTATTTCAACTGTAGTTACATCAGATACCTGAGAAACTACAACTTGATTAGGATTACTCATGCTGTATAGCCTTCACTTATAAATAGTTTACCCTCTAAATAATAGTTTTTGCTACCGCCTGGTTCTGTTAGTAATACGTCATAAAATAAAATACTGGGAGTAAAATTTGTTGTATCAGTATCACTTAAGGAAATATCTACAATTCCATTAGCTCTGTCAGTATATGCAACAGTCCAATCAGCAAACTTTGTGCTTCTATCTTCGTTATAAACCTGTGCTGCAACAGTATATCCTGTTAAATTTATAGCCGATCCAGTAGAGTCTTTAAATGTAAGACGAATAGGAAAATCTGCTCTCCTTTCAACAGTAAAATTCTTTTTTCCTGGAATTATTGCCATTATGTTGTAATTTCAAAAGCTGTGATAATACTTGGAAATCTTGCTGCATTTGAACTATTTGTATCCTCATCATTTCTACCTAAATAAAACGTACCAGCACTTGAAGCTGCTCTTCTATGTTGAATACTGTAAGTCGTTTCAGAAGTGGTAGCAGGTGAATCTAAAAATTCAAAAGAAGTTTGCACATAGGACAAAGAACCTTCACCGTAAGAATCAATAACTGTAGCTGCCTGAGTCCTACTACCTTCACTAGCTCCAACAGACCCACTTATTTCTGATCCTCCTCTAGCTAATCTAAAATAATGAGCCCAAGAACTTCCGCTAGGAAAACCGACAAATGTAAATCTAACTAATATTTTATTTGAGTTTGATGAAGGTGTGATAGCTACTGTTGGCCCTATATTCGTAAAACTATCTGCTGTGGACGATGCGGTATCTGTTTTTACTGTTTGCTTCACTTGAATTATCCCACCATTAGAACCACTTGGCAGACCACTGACAGGAACGATTGAATTGACTTTAAGTTGGCTCATAATTTATGCAGCGAGTTCAAAAACGGTAATAGAAGAGGTATATCTTCCATACCCTGCACTATCACCACTATAGTATTCCCTATTAATATAAATGCCATTATTAGTAGATGCGTCAATATGTTGAAGTTTATAGGTTACTTGATTTGTTGTGTTAGGTGAATCTAAAAAATTTTGCCCATGAGAAACAGCATAATATGTACTACTAGCACCACCACCTATAGCCTTTATTGTAGATGGTGTTCTACTTCCAAAGTCTGTTGCCATACAAATCTGCGTTGAATTTCGTACTAAAATAATACCTTGTCCTCCAAAATTACTATCAACAGCCATAGAAACATTAAATAAAACTAAAACCTTATGAGAAGCTCCTGTTGGCGTAATATTTACAGATAATCCTGTTATATCAGTTGCAGTGCTTGTTGAAGTAGCAGAATAAGAATCTGTTTTTGTTGTTGATTGAATTTGTAAAATTTTACCTACATTACCAATGTCAGGATTGCCAGAGGTATTAGTAATATTATTAACTTTTAATGTACTCATGGCTTGGGATATTTAGCTTTTACTGCTGCAACGTGATCCTTCCATGTAGTCGTTCCATTAACAGCATCTTTGTACTGCATATCTAACTGATCGCCTATAGAAGCGTAAATAGTATCTGTTGTGCCAGCCTCACCTGTTCTTTGAGATTGATAAAGAATCGCAGCAGCTTCATTATCTAAAGCAGT